TTTGAAATGGTTCTTCTTCGCCATAATGTTCACTTTTGAAGTTGGTCACACAATGCGATTCGAGCGAAATGCTTACGCAACTTGTCAATGTACACGTTCATCCTGCTCCAGGCAGATGGGAGAATCACCTGCTTTGCGGTGAAATCCTTCGCCATTGTTCGAGTGACGGGAACATCAAGGATTTTGCTAACCTTGTCGCACACATCGCCAAACGTGATGTAGTGATCGCCGATGCCCATAAAAAACAGGCAGTCGGGATGTTTCTCACTCATTTCGGTGAATTGATTCTTGAATTTCTTGCTGATTCTCATAATTGTAGATGTTTTGGTTAATAGCAGCCGTGCCAGCCGCAACTAAGCAGCTGACACGATAGGTCAGGCTTTCAAGAGCCGATTTTCCACTCCAAATAATTTGCAGTAGTGGTCGTAATTCTCTCGGCGCATCACCATGATTGTGCAAATGCCTTGATTGTTTTGGGCGTAATAATTAACGTACTTGTTTTTCTTGTTGTCCCAAACATATACATAGCACTGAAATCCGAAGTAAACTTCTGATGCGAAGTCTTTGACAACCTCTTGGATTGTCTTGTATTTCCCTGCGAACTTGTCTTGAATTTCTACCATGTAGTCCATAATAATTGATGTTTTGGTTAATAGCAGTGGCACCAGCGACCGCAAGGCCGCCGATGCCTAAATGGTTAGGAGTGCGTTCCAGCGAGATTTGGATTGTCGGTCATGAAGTAGTTGTAAGTGCCAAACCAATGCTCGTTGCTGGCCGTTACATAATCATGAGCCGATTTCCAATCGTGAAACTTGCGGACAAGTTCATTGGGTCGGCTGCCGTATATCGGGCCGATCCCTTTTCTGTACACATAGAATGTCATATACTATCCTTTCATTTTGTTCTCATAGTCGAGAATCTGCTCCCATGTACACCATTCGGGTTTGAGGTCGTCGGGAAATTCTTGCCAAAGTTTTTTCATCTTGGCAATCTGGTCGGTGACGTTGCCCGCCCAAAGGTGCTTTTCGCACTTATTGCCGTAGCCGAGAAAATATTTGCAGTCATGTTGAAGTCGTGACAGCAGCATGTATTTGCCGCGGTACTGCGCCTCCCTGACCTCTCTATCGGTCGGCGGGTTGAGGATAGCAAAATCGGTAACGGGATAATCTGGCTCGCCATCGAAATCGTCACGAGGACATGATATGCAAAGTTCCTTCGGCGTTTCGCCCAAAGGAAGAATATTCACGTCCTTGTAGTAGTTTCCGTTCTCGTCCTTGTAAACGGGGCGGTTCCAAGAATCCTCGCCCACTCTCGTTAATTGTAGTGTTGCCATAATGTTGAAATTTGATTGGTTAAACGAATAGTGCCAGCAGGGATTTCACTCCCTGCCAGCGGTGAGGATGTCGGCTTATGCGTCTGCCCAATAAGTCCAGGTATGAATCTTCTTCACGCCGTAACGCTTGACATAGGCATTGAGCCGCTTGTCGAACTTGGCCAGCGCGAATTTCAGACCCTCAAGGATGAGCGCAGTTTCCTCTGCTGTTGCCTCCTCGCAGACCTTGCGCCCCCACTCGTTGCCGTGCTGGGAAATACCAGCCTGGCCGTTAGAGTAGGATTGCAGGTCAATGTAGATGCGGCCTTCCTTCTCGATGAAGTTGATGTCCTCGGTGAACGTCCAGCGGTTGCGGTTGAGGAAATATTTCTGCAATCGCTCGTCGCTCGATGTCACCTCCTTGTAGAAGTCGTAGTCGGGGCCTTCATCGTGGAAACAGAACTCCGTCTTGATGCTCGGCTTGTTGAGCAGGAAATAGCGGTCGCGGATTTTCACCGCGCCAACATATTCGCGCTTATAGTAGCCGCTGTCGTTCTGCGATTCCGCGAACTCGTCAAGCCACTTGGCGAACTTGTCACCATTGGCCACGGGTGCGCTCTCGGCTGTCGTCACTTCGGCTCCTGCGAGGAATGCCTTCACGTCGTCGAGTTTCTTGTTGCTGAAAAACCAGCAGCATTTACGCCCGTTGAACACACCGCCCAGACGTTTCAAATCGTCCTTGATGGGTTTGGTGTCTCCTACGACCTGGAATGCCTTCTCGCTGTAGCCCTCAACGATTTTCACGCCCGCGCTTGCCGGTTGCTCCTGCTCGTACATTGCGGCTTTGATGTCGTCGAACTCTTCGCGGCTCATCCACTCCATGCAGTTCAGACCGTCGGGCATTGCCGATGTGTCCTGAATCATAAATTCGGGGTCTCGCTCGTCCTTGTGGATTTCGCGGCACTTGGCCAGGAAATCGTCATAGTCCTTGCATCCAGCGAGTGCAATCCATGCTCCCGCTAATGACCCGTTGTTGTACTTGGCATAGGTGCCTACATAAACCTCCGAATTGTAAACTAAGTTTCGTTCCATAACTTATGAATTTTAAATTGGTTAATAAATCAGCCGACCGACGCGCGGCAAAGCGCACCAGCCGATAGTTTAGCCCTCGCAAAGAATGTAGTCAGCGAAATTGTTCGGGCGCATCAAATCGTCGTTCCAATCCACTGTGTCGGCAAAATCCTCAAGCACGCTGCTGGCCTCAATCCTTGTGATACCGAGGTCGTTCTCATAATCCGAGAGATAGATAGAACCGATGCCGCACTGATTGAACAGCCTGCAAAGTTCCTCGCGGTCGAGGTCGTAAACGTCGCGGTATTCTTGCACATCATCATCGTAGCGCACAATGAAATCGTCGCAGTCTTGCAGCACAACCCTGCCGAGTTCATCGTTTTTTCCGATGCACTTGTAAAGCTGGCCGCAGTAAACGACATCCTTGTCGCACGGCTCGATGGGGAACAAGTCCTCCAGCCTGATTTGGCACTCGCCGTGAATATTCTCGACGATTTCAACGTAGCACGATTCATCGTACTCGTCTGGCGTCGGGTCTGGCGAACCGTCACGATAATACGGGCGATATTCGCTGATTGTCACGACCTGCGGATCGACATCGAAGTTGTTGTCCCACTCAAAACTCATGGGATAGAAGATAACCTTGTTTCCAGGCTTGATAAAATCTTTGTACTCCATAATCAAATCAAATTTAATTGGTTAATAACTTGGTGAGCGAGCGACCGCAACAGCCGCCCGCCCTGAGTAAAGCAAAAATCACATTAAATCGTAAATTTCACGCTCGATGAGTTCTTTGCCGAGCATCCAGAAACCGCGCTTTTTCAGTTCGCTAACAAGATTGATGCGGAACGCCCGCGCCATTTCGTTTGACGCTTTTGCCGTGCCGTAACCGTAACGCGAGTAAGCGATTTCCCAGGCTGTCGTGTTCATCCTCACCAGTTGCTCGGAAATTTGCGGCAAATCTTTGACTCCCGCCTGTTTGTTTTGCAGGTATCGCACAATCTTTGCCCTGAGCTCCTGGATTGATTTCGCCCAAAAAGTGAAATCGTCGCTTTGGTGCTCATGCTCGAAAATCGACGCCCAATACAGTTTTGTTTTGGTCGGCCAAATCTTTGAGTTTTGATCGCGGAAACTGTAAACGCCGATACAATCGGTTATTTGTCCGTTCTCGTACAGCCAAATGTTCTCATTCTCGAATTTGATTTTCTTTTCCATATTGAATTGGTTTTAATTGGTTAATATCGTACTCTCCAGCGTGCCACCGCTGGAGAATGGTTCAGCTCGCAATCAGCTCATCGAACCGATTGAGAACGTCGGCAAACTCGGTGTAGATTTTCGGGTTTGGTTTTTCTGGCCAACCGTCATACATCCAGCAAACCATTTCGTCGCCGTTGTCGTGCTTGTAGATTTTCTTCCACTCGATTGTGAAACACCCGCTCCCGGGTTTGCCGCACTGCGGATAGGGGAGGTCGTTGATGATGCGGTACTCGATGCCGCTTTTGCTTGTTCGTTTAATTTCTACCATAGCGAATTGAATTTTAAGTTAAACTTTGGCGGGCGCGGTAGATTTCTCGTACCGCACCCCAGATTTACACCGCTTTTGAAATTGACAGCGTGCGGAAATAATAGTCGGGATAACCCAGACTGTCGAATTTCCACCGCCAATTGTCCAAGCCGTTGTCTCGGCAAAACTCCTTGAGTTTGCGCTCGTCGCTGGCATTGAAAAGCGTCTTGTTTATCACGATTGTTTTCTCGCTCTCGTAGAACCTAAGCAGGGCAAGCCTACCGTTTCCACGGTTGAACACCTTGCACACGATTTCACGGCTGCAATCATCGTGGCGATAATTGCGGTTGCTGTTGATAAATTCTTTCAGGTTTTCCATATTGAATCGGTTTTAATTGGTTAATATCGTACTCCCGTGACCGCAACAGCCACGGGAATAGGTCAGGCGACTTGCAAGAACTTGTCGGCTCGCGTTCCGTCCTCGTAATAGAGGACATCTTCCCAGCGTGAGCCTTCGAGTAATTCCTGTATGCAAAATTCATCGCTCGCGCAATATTCGTACTCATCTTCCCATGCCTGGAAAAATTTCTCCAAGCATTGTTGAATGAGGTCGCGCAGGGAAATACCGTAGTCTGGCTTTTTGTACCAGTCCACAATCGGCTGCAAGATGTCACAATCGTAGCAAAATCCCGTGAGCGGGAAATCCGCGTCAGGCTGGAACGGCTGAACGGTTTTGTTCGAGTATGCCTTCTTGAAATAAATGCCGTTGAGATAGCGCAGCAATAATTTGCCGCTCACATCGTCGGCATAGATGCAATCCCAAGTCCAATCATAAACGGGACCGTCAAAACGGAATCTGAACGAATGGTAGCAGTCGCCGACGCTCCAGTCTGTCATGGCTATGCCGAAAATTTCGCAAAACCTGTCAAGCGTGGCGCGGTAATCATAGCCGCAGCTATCCATCGCGTCAGCCTGAATTTCGTAACGCTCGCGGTCAATGACTGTGCGCTGTGCGCTGTCGCTCAACTCGTCGAACTTGTACAAATTAACTGTGATTGTTTTCATAACTCAAAATTGATTTAATGGTTAATAATTATCGTACTCCCAGCAATTATCGTACTGCTGGGAGTTTTCGTACTAACAATAGGAAACAATCCATTTGTCAGAAATCCACGAAACATTTGCGAAACGCCGTGCGCTGAACACGTCAATTTGCACAACATCATGTTGTTTTTTCCACTCCTTGAGCGTTTCGCGTGCGCTTTTCATCGCGTCAGCGTCGCACTCGAAGTTCATGTAAATACGGGGACTGGTGCAATCGGCCAGCCTGATGATGAAGATGTACTTTTTCATTGTCTTGAAATTTTGTGGTTAATAATTATCGTACTACCGACGGCCTCGCGGTCACGTCGGCAATTATCGTACTCTCAAGGAGTTTTCGTACTATTATCGTACTCGGTTGCGAAAATCGTCAATCGCAACATAGACCATGAAGATTGCCAGCACCACGAAAAACGCGGAGAGAATATACACGCTCCAGGTCTGGTCGGTCGTGGGATGCTCGTTCCCAGCCAGGGCATCAAATAAACCCCAAACCATAGTCACGCACATCGCGGATAATGCCAGACTTACAACTGTCAATTCACTGAGTAGAAATTCTTTTAGAGTCTTCATTTTGATAACTGATTTATTGGTTAATAACTTGAACTCCCAAGCGGGTCACACCGCCTGGAAATAAAACCGCTTGCACTCGCGGAAATCGAGGCCGTATTGCGCAAGCTGGTCTTTGCTGATCCCGAAATTTTTCATGCGGTTTCGCAGTGAATTGTACCACCGCTCCCGCTTTTCCAGGAACAAATCGCGCTGGGCGTCGGTCTTGAAACCTTTGGCCAGCATCGTTTTCAAATCTTCCAAGTCCCAGCGGGCCATCTTCACGGCTCGCAGGGCGATAGGTTGCGAGAGCCAGCTATCGAGCCAGCCCTCGCCGTGATTCTTGTTTCCCATCTCCGTTGAATTATGCAATAGCGTGATTCACTCCGATGTGCTTGAACTGCAAAGACTCAACGATGTTTTTTGGTGTACCGTCGTCGTTCTTCTCGTTTGCGAGGTTGAATAACTTAGCAACGATTTCGCTTAACCTCTCGGCGGTCTCGTTCGCGATTTTGCCGTTTAACTTGTAGGAAAAATTCATAATCTTAAAAATTTTGTTGGTTAATAAATGTTTGAACTTTGAGCCGCGGCGGGGAATCGAACTACAGCCGAAATTCATCGGCTCCCGCCAGTCCTGGAATTGAACCGCCAAACCTGGCGCGGCTATTAGAGGAACGGCAGCGGGTTTATCACCGCCGCCGCCCGGTGTGGCTCATCTCCGTTTTTCAGGAACCTGTCGCCACGATTTTGCCAGCCGCGCCGCTGATATTGCTACCAGCCACACGGCCAGCGATAACCAAAAAATTCAATTATGGTTTCTCCAGTGTTACCGCGCTCATATCGTCACCCGAAAAATATCGGGCGATCCCTCGCTTGTTTCCTGTCGCAAAGCGAGCACCGAAATTGAACGGTGGAGTTTTCCAGCACCTGGCAGCGGTGGCGCGTCGCTGGCTGATTCATCAGCCGTGACGGAGGCCACATAACAGCCGCGGGAACTTTCACCGTTTTATCGGCGGCGGTCTAATCATGTTAAAGGAACTGATAACGACCACCAGGTAGGCAGCCGTTAAATTTGTCGCTGGTATTGAGTCGAACAATACAAACACCATGCAGCGGATTAACTAACACAATAGGCACAACAAAAAGGGACCGACAAAAATTTGTCGATCCCTTCAGTCGGTTGTAACAGTTATTTAGCGTTGAGGATTCCGGCGGGAATGTACTCCAGAATTTTGGCAGGGTCCGCGCCCTTCTCAATGAGTTTTGAGCAAATTTGGCTCAATGCTTGAGCCTGTTTGCGCAACTCCCGGCCACGTCTGGCAGCCTTCGCGGCCATTTCGGCGGGCATATTGCAAGACCTTAGAGCCTGCCAGCAACTCAACCAGGTAGCCGGGCGAACCTTATAACGGTAGCACTCGGAGAACTCAACCCCTAATACCGTGGCCGTGGCCGTGGCTGTTTGGTAGTCGCTGTCTCCCTCGCTGTCATCATCGCCGGGCGCGTGATAGGTCGTTACCGTGGTATCGCTTTTGCCATTCCCAACTGCCAGACCGTCACAGCCAAGAAGATTGTAAATATCTTTGATATTTGGGTACTTCTCGACTTCAGCGATGAACGCCGAAACGGTGCAAGACTCTGAGCCACGGCCCCGGCACTCCCTTTGTGCTTGCTTGACGGCTTCGATTGGTTCTAAACCTTCGGACATCAGGACCAAAGCACGGGCATTGGCCGCGGTCGTGTCGCTGTCAATCTTTAACCAGGAGCGCAAAGCGGCGAAAACAGCCGTTTTGCTCGTGTCCTTGTCGTCAACGTCCGGGGCGATCGGTTTAACCTTTGCGCCCTTTGTAGTTGTTGCATCATCCACAGCGGGAGCCGGCAGCACCTGAGCAGGGTTATTAACTGTTACTTCATTCTTGTTAGTGGTTTTTTTTGAACGTGCCATAACTTAAAAATGTTTTGTGCCTGGTCTAGATCCCTAGACCAAGCGAGTTAATATTTAGTGTTAGTTAATCATTTCAAAGAGCGTTGATCGTTATATATTTGCCACATCCGGAGCACAGCCCCAGGGAAGGCGCAATATATAACCCAAAACGGGTGAAAAAAATACATCATCCGCGCGCGTGGCCCGGGCGATGTATCGTTATTTCAAAGATCGTTTTACAATGCAAAGATAATACAAATATCTAACATAGCAAAATAATAATCAATTATTTTGTTAATAAATGTGAACAAAACGGACAAAAACGCTAATTTGGATTGAGTCTAAATAAGGTATTAAAGCTGGCAATTTGGAACACTTGCACGGCAAAATAGGACACTATAAATAATATGTTAAAGAACATTGTTTTTTAGCATATCGGCAACGATCCAGCCCGGGCGACTTCTCAAGCCGGACAACTCAAGACCCGGCACCACTGGCAGCGGTGAAACAGTGAAGGAACAACCGCGGCCGCTCCTGTTTGCTGGCAGTACTCGAGGACAACCGCCGGACTACTCAAGCCAGGGACAAAGGACAGCGATGGAAAAAGCTAGACCGGCAAAGGGACTGCAAAGGGAAAAAGAGAAAAAGGGAGAAGGGATAAAATTGTACAAAAAGGACAAAAAGAAGATGAAACAAAATGCACCAAAAAAGGGGGTTAATTGATTGTGTAACAGGCACATACATTATAAATATAATGTATTTTTCGCCCTGTTTAATTGTCGTTTTTGACCCCCATACCCCCCAAAAAAGCAGGGAAACCGCCCGTATATGACCCCCCGTCGAGATTTTTCATTTTTTTCAGTTTTCCCCGCGAGTTTTCCCTGTTTTCGGTTAATTATCGTCGTATGCATGCACGAAATGTAGTAATGTGGGTCAAAAAGTGTACCTATTTGCCAAAAATTGTAATTTGCTGATAATAAGTTGTTATCTTTGCAAAAAATGTACCAAATGAACCAAATGTACCAAATTCTCTACATTGAGATTGATGGTTTTTTGTTTTAGGTATATGTATGGCTGTTTCGGGTTCCAATAGCAGGTTGTCGTTGATAGACGATTTATGCGGTGAGGTTTATGGTGCTTTGCCGCAGAAGGAGTTGATGCACGCTTATCAGCAGGCGAATTTCGGTGACAGGGTATATGGTTATCAGGAGTGTGTCTTTGATGCCTGTTCCCGTGTGTTCCGTTCTCGCATGGGTGAGGTGTATTATTTTGACGGCAGGGTTTGGAGGTTGCTCAGTGACATTGTTCTTGAGAATGCTTTGAGCAAGGCATTGGTTCGTCGTGGTGTTCCCAAGCACGATGTTGTGAATTGCCGAGGCAAGTTGTTGCATTCTGCCCGTGGTGGTGCGTTGCTCTCGCCGTTGGAGTGCCGTCCTACGGTGGTGGCCTTTTCCAACGGTGTTTGGGACTTCGGGGACATTGACGGTCCCGTGCATCATCCGTTTGGAGACCGTATGCCGGTTACCAGTGTTTTGCCGTACGATTATGACCCGCAGGCGGTGTGCCCGAAGTGGGATGCGTTTCTTGGCAGTGTCTTACCCAAGGTTGAGATTATCAAGTTGCAGAAGTATCTGGGGCTTGGATGTGCCGACCGCAGGTCGTTGACTCACAAGGTCGAGGAGACGCTCTGGCTGGTCGGAGGCGGTGCCAACGGCAAGAGCACTGTGTTCGATGTGGTAAGGCACGTTTATGGTGCTGACAACATCAGTTATCTTGGTCTTGATTCGTTGTTGAGCGGTTCTTCCGAGGTCAGGGCCAGGTTCATCGGCTCGATTGCGGGCAAGCTGTTCAACTATTGCAGTGAGGTGCAGGCAGACGACATCAGCCGTTATTCGGACACGTTCAAGAGCCTATGCAGCGGCGAGCCTCAGACGATACGCAGGCTTGGTCATAATCCCGAAACCGCTTATGATATACCGTTCCTGGTGTTCAACATGAACCGCAAGCCAGCGAACCGCAACCTTGACAGGGCGATTGTCCGCAGGCTCTTGTTCGTGCCGTTCCGCACGACCATATCCGCGGAGGACATGAATAGAGAGCTCGTTAATGAGTTACTGGAGGAGTTGCCAGGCATCCGCAACTGGATGATCGAGGGTTTCCGAATGCTCGTGCGTGACGGGTTCCGTTTTGGCGACACGTTGGCTGTCGATGAGGATATGGAGGAGTACATGCTGGAGAACGGCCAGAGCGTGCAGGTGTTCCTTTCTCGCAGGGGCTACAGCTGCAACCGCAGGACGGGCCATTGGGACGACAGGCCGCAGTGGGTGTCAGCTTCGGCTTTGTACGGCGACTATGCCTCGTTTTGTTCGAGGATGCTGGTGGACTCCATGCCGCAGCAGTCATTCGGCAGGGAGATGGCGCGTCTGGGTTGGCACGAGTCGGGCCACAACCGCAAGCGCACCTCTCAGGGCTATGTTTACGGGGTGTTCTGCAAGGACAGGATAAAGTATGCGTTAGACGTTTAATTCACTATATGACTATGGACAACAACACAGAGAACAACAAGAGGAAGTGCCCCGTCTGCGGCAGGTTCGCCAAGGCGGAGGCTGTTGAGAAGCACGAGATGGCGATGAAGACCATGCGTGAGGCGCTTGCCGAGTGCAGGGAGGCCATCGTCCAGAAGGACGGCATCATCGACACGATGAAGGCCAACCTGTCGCTCTATGAGACCGAGCACGACAAACTCACCCGCAAGGTGGACAACCAGAAGGGTGAGATTGCCAGGCGCGAGAAGACCATCGCCGCTTTGAGGGAGGAACTGTCCGAGCGCGGCATCCGAATCGCCGAGGTCGAGAAAGAGAATAAAGACTTTCACGCGAGACTGGACGCCTATCGCGGCCGCGGCCTGTGGGCGAGAATCATCAACAAGGACATCTAATCACAATCACTATGGGAAAGATTCAGATTGGACGAGACAACAAGAGAGAGTACGAGTCGGTGAAGTTCTTCGCCGAGAGTGTGAAACCAGAAAAGGAGGCAGCCGATGAGGTGCAGCAACCGACAGAGCCCGCCAAGGTCGATGAGGCTCCAGCCGAGCAGGCACGGCAGGAAGTTCAGGAAGAGCCAGCGCAGGCGCAACAGACTCCCGAGAAGAAGGAAGTGCCCGTGGCTAAACAATCCAGGAAGAAAGGAGGCAAGCGATGACTGGCGCAGAGAACTTGATGAACACGATAATCAATTCGCTGTCGATGATTGACCGAGGCTTCACCGTCACGCTGACCGTACAGCCCCACGACTGGGACTGCGACGTCGATGATTACGATGAGGAAGATGACGACGAGGACGACGAGCTGCGTGTTTCCGAAGAGGTAATCAAGGACATCAAGGAGTTCGCCCGCAGCATCGACGAGGGGCTTCTCAAGGAGAAGTACTCCTGTGTTAACCGAAGCATGGGTGATGACGTGAACGACGTCGTTAAGGATAAACCGTCGTGGCCGAGGGTCGGCGACCTCGTGTGGTACAAGACCATGCAGGGCAACAACGAGTGCGGCAAGGTCAAGGTCATCTGCCACAATACCATCCAGTTGGAAGGCAACGTGACCCTTGAGCGCAAGGACTGCATGAAAGCCCCGTTTAACATCGGTGGCGGCGTGTGGTTTGTCTGGCTGCGCAAGATCAAGCACGGCCGCATCGTCAGCATAGACGGGGCGAACACGAAGGTCTGCATAGGCGATTCAACCTATTGCCTTAACTTCTCAGACCTGTTCGCTACCAAGGCCGACCTGTTGCGTTACCTAAATTCCACCGCCGATGAGTGAGCCCAGGAAAATCCCATACGGCAAGCCTGCCAGGTTGGGGAACTACCGCATCTGGCGCAGCAAGTACCCTGTCGGCAAAGGCAAGGACAAGGACTTCATCGACCAGATCAACATCGGCAACCTTGACGGCACATGGCAGGTCAGGATTCCCGCCACGTTTGAGATGTACGCCATCCTCACCGAGCTGTATGCCGACGAGGGAAAACTGGAAAACCTTGCCGAGTATGTCAACAACATGGCCTTCGTGACCATCACTGGCAACGGTTATTTCCAGCGAGCCGTGGAGTTGTGTGCCATCGCCTACGCCAACCCGTCGCTGCTGACCAAGAAGGACAAGCAGCATAAGGCTTTCGTCAAGAACGCAGAAGCGCTCATCAAGGCTTTCCTTGAATGGAGAAAAGTCTATGACGAGCGCGTTAAGCTGGATGAGCCCACCGAGGAGGAGGACAGACAGGACGAAATCGCTGACCAGGTGGTGCAGGAAATCGAGAAGGAATAGTTTTTCTTATCTGCCTATATTTGCTTTTCGGGGGCGGCTTCAAGGCCGCTCTCGTTTTCTATTTCGGCCTGTGCCTGTTCAATCATCGGCTGGCACCTTGCGATGACGGCATTCATTTCTATCGGTCTCACCTCGTTGCCGTTGTTCTGGCGCATAAACTCGTTGTATGCGTTTAACAGCGGGCACTGGTTGCATTTCAGCGGGAAGAAGAAGTGTATGGTTTCCTCGCCGTTCTCATCGACCTCTTCGCGCTTGTAGCCCATGATGTCGGCGAACTTCATCAGTCCCTCGATGCGTTCCTTGCTGTCGTATGGCTGTTTCATCGCCGCCTGCATGATGAGCCTTGCCGTCTTTGTCTTATCCATCAGTTCCTCGTCGTCGGTGACGATTGAGGCAACCGACTTGTGCTGTTCCATGCGCTTTGCGATGAGCTTCTTGATTTTTCTGTCGTTGGCCACTTTGTTGCAGGCTGACGTGTAGGCGTTGCCTGCCAGCGAGCCGTATATCGAGTTATAGGCGATGGCGAAAGCGTCGTTCTCCGAGTAGCCGAGCACTCTCAGGTCGGCATAAATTAGGTCTTCTACCCTGTCGTGTCCGAGTTTCTTTGCCTCGGTTCTTTTCGGTGTTGATATTTCCATAGTTATAATATATCTTCTTTGCTGAATACTGGAACACGAAAACACATGCAATTTGGATGTGGATAAGCCTTCGTGAAAATCTCTTCTATATCTGGATAGAAACCGCTTTCCGAGTCGCAAATATCGCAGTTGTAATTACTGCCCCTCAGTTGCAGATACCCGACCGCGCCTTGTTCTTTGAAGTCAAGTCCCTGATTGTGCATCCAAGTCATTTGCAGGGTGATTTTCGCCATGTTCACCACATTGGTGCTGCCGTTGTTAGATATGCCCACCGCACCGTACTGGATGCCCCTGCTACGGATATAGGTCGCGGCGAACTCCTGCCACCGCTTGAACGTGGCCACCACCTGCGGGATGGTGTAAATCGAGTGCAGGTGTGCCTTGACGATGTTGATGGCGTCTGCCAGCGGCACACCGTGGTAGCGCAGGGCTGCGATTGCCGCTTCCCAGTCCTTCATCATCTTGTAGAGGTAGTTATCCAGCGTGTCTTGCAGGTTGTTGCCGCCCTTTCCCAGCAGCGCCATCCAAGCGGCAAGTATGCTTATCCTGTCCCTGTCGTCAGTGACCCTTGTGGAGTACTCGTATATGAGCGAGAGAATCCTGTCCTCGATGTCATCCATCACCTCGGAAATCTCGCTCATCATGTCGCTGTTGAATGCCGACGAGAAGTAGAGCGTCTTCGGGTCTGCGTTGTATCGGTAGCAGATAGTGACGATGCGCTCCGCGCCGTCGGCGATGATGGCGTCGATACGTTCGCCGAGCACTCCTGCGTACTGCTCACGCAGGTTGATGAAGCGTTTTGCCGCCTCGATGTCTTCCTGCGTGGGGACTTTGTACTTGCTTGTGTCGAGTTTTATCTTAATCGGTTGTGCCATTATATCCAGTCCAGCCTTTGTTTCTTGTCATTGATTTCGTCTTTTACTCGCTTGCAGGCGATGTCGTAATATTCCTTTTCTTTTTCTATTCCGATGAAGTGTCGGTTTTCCATCACGGCAGCCACCAGTGTCGAGCCAGAGCCAGCGCAGAAGTCGAGAATTACCCCCCCTCATTGGTGTAAGTCCTTATTAGCCAACTCATTAGATTGATTGGTTTTTGGGTAGGGTGGAGTATCTTGTCATAGTCACGTTCAAAGTTGATGACGCTTTTCGGGTACTTCCAGTTGGTCGGCTCGGTAAGAGGCAGGTCTTTGAAACCGCCGTAGCACCTTTGCGTGTGCTTGTGGTTGCCTCCACCCCTTGGATGCGACTTCTCGCCCCATTCCATTTGCGGGTTATAGATCGGCAGTTTCTTGTAGAACACGCAGATGTCCTCGTGGTTGCGCATGGGCATACGGTTCGCGTTGAGGAAGCCAGATATTCGGTTGCCCTTCTTCCAGACGAGGTTGTATCGCCACAATTTCGGGTTTGACATCATCAGCCTTGCCGTGAACATCCCTTGACCGAACAACACGATTGCCCCGTTGTCCTTGATGATACGCTCCAGTTGTGTCCACATCGGCTCAAACGGGATGATGCTGTCCCATTTGGCCGATGCGTTGGATTTATTCAAAACGGAATATGGGGGATCACAGATGATTGCGTCAATGCTCTTGTCTGGTATTGACGGCATGATGTCGAGGCAATCGCCCAGTTGTATCGTGTCAATTAGGTCAGTCATGCTTAACTCCCTGATTTTTGGCGGTTCCAATTATTTTCGCCCTCTCTATTTCCCCACTTATCAGTGTGTAATAGGTTTGGTCTTCCTGGTCTGCGTCCAGTCGCTACCGAGCCTTTTTTCTTCTTTGAAACCTTAGCTTTCGGTTCATCGTCATCTTCGCTCGTGTCGTTCTGAGCCTTGATGACCTGCACCTGTGCATCGGTCTGGATGTCGGAAATGGCCTCCTGCATCTCTACGGCATGGTCGTTCTGGATTTCGATGCGCTGTTCCTCGACAAGCAACTGGTGCATATCAGCATCGTGCTTCTCCTGCTGTATGCGCTCCCACTCCTGCGGTGTAGCATAGGGCAGTTTCTCCGAGGCGGTCTGCTTTGAAAGGAAGCCACCGATGACCGCAGTGTTGAGGTTTTGGGTAAGCTCGGTGAGGTTGCTATGCACATAGGGCTCGATGTAGTGGCGTATATTCGTCTGCGTGAACGCCAGTCGGTTCTCGCTCTCGATGCCGTAGCCCCAAGAGAAAATCTCAATCATCTTATCCACGCATCCGTCATACTCCTGCGCGTCAGCCATCGCCTTCTCGTAAGCGTCGCTGTACATGATTTTCAGCGCAACGCCAGGGGTGTCGCCTGATTTCAGTTCGGGGGTCTTCACCGCAAAGGACTGCTTGTAGATGCACTCCTCCAGCTTGTCGAGTTCCGCTTTATAGGCGTTGCTCGCATCCTGACGGTTGAGGAATCCGGCCTCGCCGTCGGTGGGCAGGAACATGATTTTGCTCGCATAGGACATGTCCTCCCCTGCGATGACCTCGCTGCCCTCGCCGCGCACATACATAATCGGCAGGCCGAAGTCATGGTTGCTGTGCGCAAGGTTACTGAAAGCGCTCTCATAGTGCTCGATTGTTTCCTGCGAGTTTGTCCAGCACGGGCCGTTGTCGTCACGCATATAGGCCACAGGAATGCTGTCGAAGCCGTGCGGCCGCTCCTCTTCCAGCTTGTAGCCGCTTATGTTGAACAGGTTGTACACCGCACGTTTCGCCCTGTCGAAGATGCCGTCTGCATCGCCGTCGGCCACGAATCTGTAGTAGTTCGTGTCGTCCCACACGTCGATGTAACGCTTGATTACCGTGCCGTCCTCGTCGTAGTTGCAGTAAGTCCTCGCCAGCGTGTTCAGTTTGCCCGTCTGCATGTCGTAGTGGGGATAGAGCCTGTCGCCGTTGAGGAAGGAGAACGTGCGCCAGCCGAACTTGCCCTTGTCCATGAAGCCGACGAAAGCGCCGTCGCCCGTCGCCTTGACCGACTTGGCAAGTTGATACCATGCCACCTCCATATTCTTGTTCGCCCAGCCGTTGCGGAACTCGCCGAACACCTTGCGCGTGCGGTCGTCCACCTTGTTGTCCGAGAGCTCGAACATGATGTCGTTGCCGCAAAGGTGCGTCAGGTGCTTGGTGAGGATAATCTGCTGGAACGAGAAAGCATAACGTGGGATTTCCTGGATGTACCACCTGCCGTCTTCTTCGTTCTTCTGCCAGATGTCGGGGTAGAGCGAGTGGTCGTTGATGGCATGGCCTGACGGGTCTAACTCGCGCAGGAACTGCTCTTGCGACACCACTTTCCTGCGTAGGCGGTCGTGTTTGACTGGAGTCTCCATCGGCTCCTCGATAAGATGCCCCAAATCGGTCGAGTCGGGCATGATTCTTGTGAACGGCTTTTTCGTGAGCAGTTCACGGATTCGTTTGTCGTTTTGTGTAGCCATTGAATTTGTGTGTTATCGTGGTGAAAGTCTTGTGATACGCATGTGCTTTGACGCCCCCTTTGCCCAGTTGGGCACACTGACCGAGTGTTTCAGCTCGAAGATTTCCCGCATGAACAGCGCCTCGAAGAAGTCGGGCGAGTGGCCGACGATGGACTTGTTCTTCATCTGCTCCTTGTGGATGATGCACCATCCCTTGTCCTGCTTGCTCATGTCCTGTCGCACGCATTTGCGCTCCAGTTGCAGGATGTCATATAATGTGCGCACATCCTTGCCGATTTTGTACTTTCGGCTCAGAAGCGAGTTCTCGATGCTCCAGCCGCACTGCTGGGTGCGCTCGGCGAACTTGTAGGCGCACTGTGACTTCTTATTGTCGTACAGGTTCTTGTCCCGTCGGTCAACCGCTTCAAGGTTGTTGAACGGCACGGCCTTGGGGAAAGCGCCTTTGAGCACCTGTCCCATGCCGTTGAGGTCGTAGGAGAAGTTTTGTTCCAGCACGCCCCACTCCCGCAGTTTGGCAGCGAGCAGTTCGGTTGTCGTATAGGGGTCACGACGGCAGACATACACGTCAGCCACATGCCATCCTATCCAGAACCATGTCACGCAGTTGTCGCCGCCAGTTCCTGCAATGTCGCAGGTGGCACGTCGCACGCCGTCGCCGAGCATGTGGGCATTCTGGAAAATCTTGTCCATGTGCATCGGCTGGATGAGGTCGTCGCTGGCCTTGATGACATCCCAGTTGCCGTCAAACTCCCTTGCGCGGACTTCGGGCGGCTGGTTAAGCAGGGATGCTATATATCCTGGGTCATTCTTCAGCAGGGCGCGGTTCTCGTTGAGCGAAGCCTTGATGAACGTCACCGACTTGACGAAAAACGATGTCTTCGTGTAACCTAGTTTCGCCCAACTCTCGTCCCATGCGTCGTCGATGAGTTCACGGCACTGCTGGTACACCTCTTCGGGCGTGTTGCCCCAGATGATGTTGTCAACGCTATTGTCGGGCATATAGCAGTACCGCACGACCCCATTGCGTTCCGGGATGGCGAACCCCTTCAGTTCGGGGTGTTTCTTGCCGTCGGAATAGATGGTGTCCTCTTTCCCTATCCACCAGTCCAGGAACTTGCGCAGCCAACTCAGCGGGTCGGGGTTGCATGTGCCGAGAATACGGGAGTGTACCCCGACCGTGTTTCGGTTGCAGGTCTGAATGAACTTGAACATCTCGAAAGGCATCTGCGGTAACTCGTCGATACCGATGTATGCGAACTGCTGTCCGCGGTACTTGATGTCAAAATCCGACATCGGCATGTCGTAGTAGTCAAGACCGAGTTTCGCCCCCGAGCGGAAGTTCCACGTCATGTCGTCCTTGCTCTTGTTGTACTTTCCGATTTGACGGAACCACCTCCCGCCCTCGTTGATGATGTTCTCGAAGTCATCCTTGTTGCGACGGAAGATGATGCCGTTGAAATGTTTGTTGGCGATGTCGTAGAGCGGTTCCATGATCATCGTCACCGTGTTGTGGTTGATGTTGAAGCCATCGGTGAGGTAGAGGTGGTGCTTGCCCGTGATGGTGATGCAGCGGCATTTCGCTTTTTCCTTCGGCTTGGTGATGCGGATGATTTTCTTCGTCAGGATGTTGTCCGAAGTAGGCTTTGTCGGTGTGTCGGCATTGTAGTGCGCCCTGTCCTGGTAGCACATCTTCAAGAACATGTCCGCATCGTTGGGTGCGATGAAGCTGATGCGCCAGTAGCCGACACGTTCAGGGTCATCCTCCACCTGCGATATTTTCGCCCAGATGCCTAATGAGCGTGCAATGTCGGCCACCTGTTCGATGAGTTTTTTATTAGGTACTTCAACATACGGGTGTTTCTTCTGTGACTTGCCGTTGTGGTACATGAATCCTTTAAGGTATGCCCAGCGAGCCTTTACGGATGCCGTCCTGTACTCATCGGGTACGAAAGCCAGCTTGTTCATCCTGCTTCGGGTGATTTTGCGTCTTGCGTCATCGGGGATGCCGCGCACATAATATTTCCCGTTGACCTTGTTCTTTGTCACTTTCATGCCCATCGTTGTGAACAGCCTTGCAGGGTAGAACTTTTGCTTATACAGCGGTATTCCCGACTGCTCAAAGTGGAAGCAGCCGTCGCCGCACGAATATCCAAGCAGCATCGGATGTATAGGCAGGTCGAGTTCGGTCTTTTTCTCGTTCATCTTCACCTCACCGCACAGCGGGATTTCGGCGAAGTGCTGTACTCCTACACGCTTTGACATCGGGAACTGTGCACCGATAACATACTGGTTCATTATTTCCCTGGCTCCCATCTCTCGGAAGTCCTCATCTGGGGAAAGTCTTGCCCAGAAACGGTGGTTGTCCATACAGTCTATCCTTGTCCCATCATCGAAGTAGAACGAGTAGTATGTATGCTCCCCCTGCTCGTAGATGGCGCTCACTTTCTGCACCCCCTCGTAAGGTGTGCAGATGAGGTCGCCAACTTCGAGCTCGCCCATCTTCCTGTACCCGCTTGGGGTGACTACTTTCGTGTTGTAAGTGTTGGCCTTTCCTCCCCCTCGGTTGCCTCCGAACACGGTGATGTCTGCACAGTTGCCGAGTCCCCGCTCCTGTGCGCCGTTCTGCGCAATGAAGCACTTCGGGTTCTTCTTGCCGTCCTCGCTTTCCCTTAGTTTCTCGATGTAGTCAAGCGATAGTATAGGCGAGCCAAGCGGTGTTTCAAGGCCAGTGGTACCCTGTGTAAAATCCATAGTCTAATGCCATTAAATTATATTTGTGCAAAGTTATGTATTTAAGGCGGGTGATTTACCTTAAATGCTAGACACACAAAAGATTACCACACCAAATTACCACCGACACATTATAAAAAGACTGTTGTTTCGGCTAATTTTGTGCATAAAATCCCGCCCCAGAGGATGAGGAACGTCCGCAGGGCGAACAAGTAACAAATTAACTGGAAACTATAATGCAGAAAGACATTCTCATTCAGGAATTAAGGACTCGTGTCGGAGAAGACGACGCGAAGGTTATCAGCGACAAGACGTTTGACGGGTTTGCCTCAAACTACCTGTCTTTGTTTGAAAAAGACGAGGACATTACCGACGACACATGGACTATCCCCGTTGCGGCATTGAAGATGTTCGCTGGGCAGAAGCGCCATGACGACAAGGTGTTTGCCGAGCGTTACAAGAGCGAATACGAGGCGCAGCACCAGAAAGATGTTGACGCACGCATCGCAGACGCCACGGCAAAGGCAATCGAGGAGTTCAAGAAGACCCTGGAAAACGCAGGTGAGAAAGGCGGCGAAGGAGAAGACACGAAACCTGACCCCAAGGCTGCCGACGACATGGAAGAGCGTATGCGCGCCATCATGGAGAACGCCCTCAAGGAGCGAGACAAGCAGATTGAGGACTTCAAGAACACCATCAAGGAACTCACCGAGTCGCAGAAAGAGCGGGAAAAAACCGCGCGAATCAGCAGCGTCAAGGCTGCGCTTAAAAAGCACCTGCAAGACCTCAAGGCCAATAACGAAGCCTGCATCGACGACGCTTTGGACGGCATCGACTTCGGTGATGAGCCCAAGTTCGATGAACTGAAGCAGACCGCAATCGACGCCTACGAGAAACGCTACAAGCGTTACTACGGCGACGGTGGCAAACCCTTCGGCGGAGAAAGCGCAGGGGGCGGCACCAGCGGCGGTGGCGGCTCAATCGTTAAGAGCCACATTGAGCGTGCCAAGCAGCAGGTACAGGATGCGGAGGACTACGCCAAGGAAACAGAGGCGCGTTTCGCCAAGTGACGCTGCAAAAAGCGTGTAAACTAACAAACGAAAACAAAACAAATTAACTATGTACAACGGAACAATTAACAACTACACCAAGTTCTCCAAGAAGATTGGTGGTGTCCGCAAGGCATACGAGGGTCACAATCTCCCTTGGATGTACTATGGCGGCTTCAAGTTCCCCTCACTGGATGTACTGCCCGCATCGGGCAACGTGCTCCCCGCGTTTACTCCCGTGAAGGTAGATGAGGTTGCCCGCACCATTGAGCCTTTGTATGCTTTCAAGATCAAGGCTGTTGACAGCAACGAAAAGACCATAACCGTAGAGAAGGATGTTGAGGGTACCCGCGCAAAGGTCGGCATGAAGCTGATTGTGCCTCCCGGAAACATCGCTACTGCCGCCCAGTCGGCTGCTACCGTAACCGCTGTTGACAGCAGCGCGAACGATGTTGACGTGCTGACTGTTGATGCTACCGTAGGTACCGTCGGCGCTATCCTCATTGAAGCCGGCAACGACAACAAGGCAAAGGTCGTTCCCAACGGACTGACTCCCTATGATGTCTGCGTCGATGAGGATGCCTATGCCCTTGACGGCGATGCCGTTTGGGGTGCTGACGCCCCTATTCTGGAGCGCCGCATCGTGCCTATTCCCGATGCAGTAAAAGCCGCCCTCAAGTCTGCTGACTGTGTGTTCAAATTCTCTAACCGCAAGTAAAAAAGGAGGACTAATTTATGGCAACTTTAAGAGATTCAAGTCTTTATCAGATTGGCAGCCTTGGCCGTTTCGTCACCGCCGAGGAGTTCAGCACCCTGCTGGACAGCGCTAATGCCAAGTACAACGGTGCCCTCTGGAAACGCTATGCGTCTTGGGGAACACCTTCCGACGACCGTGAGTGGGTACAGGGTCAGACCAAGACCCCTATCCTTGTCCGTGCTTCCGTGCTGGGTTCGCATTCACCCAAGCCCCTGCGTAACACCGAGGGTTGGGGCGTTTACGGCGGTACCCTGCCCAAGATTGGCCACGGCTTCCAGCTCGATCAGGACGACTTCATCACACTGCGCAAGGCCGCAAAGCTGAGCGACATGTCGTTTGGCGACAAGCTCATCGACTCTTTCGTACAGAACTCCAGCAACATGCTCGGTGGTATTCACAACGAGTTGAACTACATGACCTTCCAGGCCATGTCAACTGGTGAAATCCACGACATCCCCGTTGACGGTGTTCGCTACGACTTCAAGTTTGATATTCCCAACGAGAACTTTGCGACTCCCACTGCTGACTGGTACACCTGGACTGGTGCCGCAGGCAGCCGTGTTCTCACCGCAAACGCCAATGCCGACGTTGTGGAAGACCTCATCACGTTCCAGGACTACTACTCGGACGAGTTGAGCCTCGGTCTTGACCACTGGAAGGTCAGCAAGAAGCTGTTCCGCATGATTCTTGCCCACCCCAGCGTCAAGAGTGCATACGCAGCCAAGTATGCCAACGGCAACGCTGCCGACCTGCGTGTCAACCGCAGCCAGTTGCTCGCTTTCCTGCATGATGAGTTGGGCATCTGGCCCTTCGAGGTGATTGACTACAAGTCGCGCCACGAGGAGGACGGTCGCCCCGTCACCGATGCTCCCGCTTTCGACGAGCACAACCTGGTTGCTTCGACCACCGCTTTCCGTCCCTTCGAGATGAAGTGCATGCGCAGCATCCTTCAGGATCGTATGGGCATGGGTGGCCAGACCGAAGCCGACCTCTACGCACTGGTTGAGGGTCGCATCGTCGTGCTGAACTCTTGGCGTGAGCGTCCCAACATTGCCAACACCGTTGACTGCGAGTTGTTTGCAGGCCCCGTCTTCAACAACTTGCGTGAGCATGGTATCGTTACCGTCTGGCATGACGACGAGTAACCCTTAATAGACGAGTAGCGATGGCCGAGAACTCACATACCGCATTGGACTACATCAACGGGTTATTCCCTGGTGTGGCAATCACCGAGAGCATCATCAGCAATATCCTGTTCAAGACGGGTATTGACCCTGATGTCAGTTCCTATGACCTGACCGAGAGGGAGCGTGATTTGGCTTATGCCTATCTCATTCTCTATCTCCAGCCGGGTATGGGCACATCCCAAAGCGTCACAGACAAGGACGGCGACTGGGAACACTCCGAAAAAGTGAGTTCATGGACTTACCAAGACCGTGTAGGTTTGTGGCGTATCGCCAAAGCCCTGTTTGACAAATGGGGGGTAGAGGATGAATTGCTCAGTTCCTCTGCCCCGCAATGGGGCTTCAAGGGCACAGGCTTCCGTAAAATCCGCAGGTATAACCGCAGGTGCAGATGATTACCAAGGTCAATAATCCGCGATTCCCGCATTGTTGCAGGATTGTCCGTCAGCAGGAGGCAGGTCCTCTTGAGGATGCAGGGCATGACGTTGTGATATATTGCGGCGAGTGCAGGAGTTACGCCCGTGACACTGTGTCGGACAATGGAGAAGTGAATGCCTCGTACAGGTGGCTCGCATTGCCTTTGAAACAGGACGAGTGGACGGACGAGACCCTGCCGTTGGAGGGTGACAAGGTGGAAGTCTGCAAGGGGAGCCACAAGGAGTACGGTCTTGTCGTTGACAAGCGTCCAGGCAATTTAGGCACACATATCCTTTGGAAGTATGTCCGCAACTAAGGCTCAGATATTGAAAGCCATCGACGATTACCGAGAAAAGATAATCGCCGAAGTCGAGAAGCGATGCAGAAACTATTGCGAAAACCTTATCTGGTGGGCAATACGTTACCGCAAGACTGCCTTCGATGCGCACGACTTCACTGGAAATCTGCTCAACTCTATCGTTGTTTGCTTGTACAAAAACAGACAGCCGCTGACAGCGTTTTTTGCCGCAGGTAAAATTCCGAAGGCGATTTCTGTAAAGATGTCTGCAAACAATAGAGGTAGAAAGCGCTATTACTTTCAGCCCGACTATTCTGGCGAGTTTACTGGGTTTAGGGCTGATGTGGAGACCGACAAGGGCTGGGGTGAAAATGACGCAAGGATATTCTTCAACTCATTCATGCCAAAAGGAAAAAACTTGTTTGATATTGTTGTAGCATATCCTGTTGAATACGCCGAATGGATTGAGGAACTAAGAGGCACGACTGGCATATTAAACACATATACAGAAGCGCAAAGGGTGGGAGTTACATTACTTAGATTACCGCAGAAATAGGCTATGGCAGAGAAATCATTCATATTCCGCATATACGAAGACCTCGTTAATGCCGTGAGCACTCTCGGCAAGCCTGTCTATCTCGGTCGCCCGAAGAACCTCAAGGAAGAGGTGACGGCGTTTATCGTTGTCAACCTGCCCACCCAACTGCGTGCGACGGTTCACGGCGGCTTCGGCTCGTTCACCGAGTGTTTCGGCACGTTCGCCGTGTTCGCCAAGGCCAAGCCAGACGGCACGATGAACGTCAACGCCCAGACCGAGCTCGCCCAGTCGGTGATAGACCTTTTCCCCATTGTCGGTGCGCACATCGACGCTGTTGAGCCCTCTGTCCTCGTGCAGGACAGCGACGGCTACGGCTACTTCGTCACGATGATTACTTACAAGGTAAGAACAAAAACACGATAACAAATTAACTATAGATAATTATGGCAACTACTGTAAGAAAGAAAACGTCAGCATCGAACTCGATGCAGGACAATGTGTTTGAGGGTATTTCCGCCGTGTTCGCCGTTGATGGTGGCTTCACCTTCACCGATTCAGGCGTGCTGAACCTGCTCAACGCCGACGCAAAGCTGCTTGAATTTCCCTGCTCTGAGGACAGCGGCTTCTCATTTGACACTGGTGCTCCTTCGATTGAGCACTTCAAGGTTCACGGCCTGAACGCCGACTGGGTGTCCACGTTTACCCCTGGTGACACCGAGTTGAACATCGAGATTCCCTGCCACGACACCGAGATCATGCAGCTCGTGTTCGGTTCCGAGGGTACCGACATCACCATCAACCTGCCCAAGGATGCTCTGAAAGACACCAGCATCGCTACCGCCACCGCAAGCGGCAAGGGATTTGGTGCCGCACAGAAGTCGGTTGAGCTCGGTCTGCTCATCCTCGACGATACCGAGAAGCGTTTGTTCTACATCAAGAAGGCAAAGCTCACCGCACAGGTGACCTTCGACGGCAGCAACAACCCCCTGTGTGTCGTTTTG